ATGGGCAGATGCAATGGCTCTAACCGTTGCAAGTTGGGGTAAGAATTTTAAAGAGATTGGAGAAGAAATTGCAAAAACTGGAGAAGGTGCTCTTAAACAGTCAGCTGATTCAGCAACTAGTGCCGCTATATCCAATGCAGAAAAACAATTAGCAGCGACTACTCCAGGTTTGGCTAATGTCAAACTATCAGACACTATTAAAAAACAAATTGGCGATAAATTTCAAGGAGCTGATGAGGTTATCAAGGATCTAACAAAGGAAATTCAATCTGACGAAGTATACAAAAAAATTGCTGACTTGGTAGGAACCGGTAAATTAGGACAAGATGTTTTAGACAAAGTAACCAATGCTGCGATTGTTAATAAGCTAGCAGTAAGTTCAATTGAAACTGCTACTAAGAATAAAGCAATTCAAGCCCTATTAAAAACGTCAGGCCGATCAAGCAATCAATTAGTTAAACTTGCAAAAGCCGGCGATGTAAGCTCAGTTAAAGCCCTATTCACTGAAATATTAAGTGATCCAAATACTCTAAAGAGTCTTTCTAAAAATGAGGTAAAAGCGCTTAACGTATTTAAAGCAAATCCTGAGTTATTTACAAAGGGCGTTAAGAATATGGCTGCAACGGATGTCTTCATTAAGAAGGTATTAGCTAAAGCTGCACCAACTATTGCTAAACGTGTTCCAGTATTCAAAAGAATGATTGCATTTATAACTGCAATGTATTGGAAAAAATTAGGATCGTTAGACTGTATAGTTAAAGCCGGAATGGCAAAAGCTTCAAATTTATCAACAGTGGTTAGTGCAACTAACCTACTATCTACTGGAGCACCAGCTCCAGCAAATGAAGCAATGATAGCTGAAGAAGCTACTCAAGCTAACTTAGACTCTCTAAAAACTATAAATCCAGAATTATATGATCAAGTTCAAGCTGAGCTAGCTAAAGCTGATTCAGCAACTAAAAACTATCAAGCAACCGCTAGTAAAGATGGAAAAGCTGAAGAAGCTGATCCATGTCAACAAAAAGCAACCCTAGTTCAAGCACTTGGAGGAAACCACGTTTCTAGCACTGGAAGTTTAGGCGGTACTGCACTAATGGGAAATGATCCAAATAAATCAAAAGAATTCTTAGATAAATCAACTGACTATAGCAAAGGCGCTCTAGAAATAGTTGGAGGAGATACGGCAATTGATGTTCAACACGCTCTTGACCAGGCTGACCCAGTTACTCAAGCATATTTTTCAGATGCATGGGATTCAAAAACCGGTACAGTTAGTTTAAATACTGAAGATAAATCAAGAATGGATGATTATGTACAAGATATGGTTAAGAAAGGTATTATTAAACCTGAAGAAGCCGAAGGAATAAAAGCAAAAGCTAGAGCACTAATTGATAATGGCCAAGAGCCAAAAATTAATGTTCCGACTAATGAAAGTTTATTTGCAATTAAACCATTTTCATTCATTAAATAAATTAAAATAATATTACACAGATAATGACATTTGTTAAAACATTTGAAGAATTTAAAACCGTAGAAGTTACGGAAGCTCGAGATACTCCAAACATTAAGAAAATCGATCCACAATCAGGTGAGACTGCTAGATGGAGCATTGTTCTAAAGAGCGGAGACGAGCAAACGATTAGTAATGCAAATCCAACTCAATCTCTACTTAATTACTTAGTGTTAAATGGCGAGTTTAAGACATGGTATTCAAGTAAAATAAACGGTATCCCTGCTACTCACCTACTTGGTGTGGTTTATAGCGGTGTATCTAATAAAACTAATCTAGTTGGCAAAGAAGTTGCAAAAGCTGAAATTGCATTTATTCCATACGCTAAACAAGCAACTAGCGGACTTGATTCTAAGAAAACCAGCCCTACTGATACGTATGCTGAAGTTATGTATGATCTTTCTAAATCTCCAGCTAGAGCAACTGCTACAGTTGACGGCGCTGGCAAATTAATGGTATGGAATTCGGAAGATCTTCCTAAGATTAAGATTGAAACTCCAAAGATTGCACTAAACAAGAATGGCAGCTACAAATTATTCGATGACGTAACTCCTTCAACTATGGTAGACGCTGGAACAATTACTGCGCCGGCTGCCCAAGCTGCAACAACTACTGATACTACAACGGTTGCTCCAACTACTAATAAAACCGCAACTACTGGTTCTACTGCAATTACTGGCATTAAAAGAACTTCTACGTTTGATCAAAAGATTCAAGACTTACAAAAGAAAATTATTGCAAAAGGCGGACCGGCTGCCGATTCGATTAATGCAAAAGGTGGTGCCGTTGGAAAATACGGATCAGGTACAGCAAACGCGATTGGTATCCTAGTTGGTACAAATAAAGAAGAAAATGAAATTACTGCAGACTTAGCTACAAAGATTGATGCTGCATTAAAAGATGTTACACCAGAAATGATAGCTAAAGTTAAGGTACCAGCTGCACCTGCAGCGGGAACGTCGGCTGCTAAACCTGCAGCAGCGGCCGCTACTGCAACCGCGTTAAAAGTAAAAACAGCTAAGGGCGATCTAGATTTCAGCTAAAAAATAAAATCCATATATGAATATTTTAAATTACGCAAGACAATTAGAACTTGTTAACTACTCAAAAGTTAATGAGAATACATTAAACGAAGCTGATGCCGATCCAGCAAAAGCCCTAGAACAAGTAAAATCAGGTAAGGTTGCAGGATCAACGTATGCTCCTCAATGGAAGCAGGTACAGGATGCTGTAGTTAAAGGCCATGAAGCTGGTCAGGTTACCGGTACTGTAAAAGTACTTCACGATAACCAATCTGAAATGGTTACAGTTACTTGGACCATTGCTAATGGTAAAGTTACCGTGTCTCTGGTAGCTGCGCCAGCCGCTACAATTGGTCAAAATATTAGCATTGACAAGCTTGCAACATACGATCCAAAGGGTAAAATGAATGAATTTGTTGCTGCTCTAATAACTGTATCAATTGAAAAGATTGGAACAGCTTGGACTAAGGCTCACATTGATTGGGTTACCAGTCAAATTAATAAGTGTAAAGCATTAGGGGGTTTCTATGGAACTATTGCAAACCGTGCAACTGGTAAATTTTTAGTCGGCGATGGAGATGTTTTTACAACATGGGTAAGTCCTTTACGTGGAGGTGATCGGCCAACTCAAATAGACTCAATTTCTAAGACTAACAAAAATGCTGGATCTGCTGCAACCGATCAGCAAGTTACCATGATTTTGCAGACAATAAACACAAAACTACAGGAGGATTTTATTGGTGAGACTGATGAAAATGCAATTCATGGACTTTTTATGCTAATTTCCCCAAAATACACAACTGGTCAGTTAACTAGAATGTACGAAGCAATTAGAGGAACTACTGGCGGCGTATTAAGCGATATGAGCACTCGCGGCGCAACCGACGATATTAATACCACGTATAAGCAACCTTTCATACAATGGTGTGTTGGAGTTAGAGGAAACACTTACGAGTCTGGAATTTACACCAGATATGGATTTGATATAAATTCATACACAGCAAGTGTAGCTGCAATCAAAACAGCTTTAGTATAATATTCACGATGTTAATAGTAAACGTAAAAGACCATGGATCGTTAGACCGAGCTCTAAAGGTACTAAAAAGAAAATTTGAAAAAACTGGTACGGTTCGCGAACTTCGTGAACGTAAGGAATTTGTTAAGAAAAGTGTTAAGCGCAGAACTGACGTGCTTGATGCAAAGTATCGTCAATCACTAAATAATGATTAAAACATTTTCAGATTTTATGAATGAATCAAAGTCTCATGATGCAGCTGGTATTGCAATTGTGTACGATGGAAAAATACTCTTAGTTCATCCAGCCAACGGCAGTTGGGTCAAACCTATCATGGGAATCCCAAAAGGAGGAATTGAACCGGGCGAAGACATATTGGAAGCTGCGCTTAGAGAACTTAATGAAGAGACTGGAATCTCATTAAGTGCAGATAAATTAGACCTTGACATTCAGACAGTTCATGTATTTGACAAGAATGGCAATCCAAAACATGCACTGCACTATTTCGTGTGCAAAATCAAAGATCTTTCAGAAATTGGGCTAGACTCGCTTGCTGTACCAAAGACTCAGCTTCAAAAGGAAGAGGTTGACTGGGCAGGTTTTGTCAATATTAAAGAAGCCTATGGCAAAGTTTCTAAAGCACAATTAATTATTTTAGATAGACTTTCCTAAAACCCATTAACTATTTTGAGTAAAATTATCTAAACAACAAAATTTTTACTTAAAATGGAAAACTCACAAGAATTATTAACTGACACATTAGTTGAAGAAGTTATTGAAGAAACTGTAACTGAGGCAACTGAATCTCAAGACATGGAACCTGCTCAAGACATGGAACCTACTCAAGAAGAACCAGACTTTCAAGAACCTACTCAAACAATGTCAGCTCTTGATCAATTGATCAATCGCAGAACAGGATTCTTTTCAATCACATTAGACCTAACCGATCTAAAATGGATAAAGAATGCTTGCGGTAGCAATAAATTTACTTTCACTGGTCCAAATGAAGCTTTCATGGTAATGAATTGTTTCCTTGGTTTCTCATCAGCTATTGCTCGTTTTGAGCAAGAACAAGCTGAGAATTCTGAATCAAACGGTTCTATTCAAGTACAGGCATCTGCAATTGAAGCAGCTGCAATCTTACTTAACAAGTACCAAAGCTCAGGCTTAGAATCAGCTCAGCGCGTTTTCAGAATTGCGGTTGCCTTAAATCAATCAGTAATGGAAATGAAACAGCTTGATCAAATTATTAACCAACTTAAGGTTGAAGAAGCTAAACAAGCAGAGCTTGCAAAAGAAGCAGTAGTTAACCCTAGCTAATTAAATACCAAATTATTTCTAAAAGCCGCGTCAGCGGCTTTTTTTGTTTAGTATAATAACCGTATGACAAACCAAGATTTTAAAGCAGTTGCACAATTCATTGAAGAAATGAAAGCAACTTCTTCAACTAATGATAAAAAGGAGATACTTAAAAAATATGATACCCCGGTATTACGCAAGCTATTTGAATATGTATACTCTCCATTCAAGCAGTATTATGTTACTTCGGATAATCTAAAGAAGCGTCAGGATCTAAGTTTCGATAGTTACGATGACTTGTTTCAATTACTTGATGATCTGAATGAACGCTGTATCACAGGTCACAATGCAATACAGGTGGTTAATGGTTTTATTGCCAAGAATCAAGAGTTCGCAGATGTGATCTATGATGTGATAGACCGTAACTTAAAGACCAGAGCAACCACTACCTTAATTAATTCAGTAATGCCGGGTACGGTGCCCACCTTTGATGTTGCCCTAGCTGAGAAGTTTGACGGTAATGAGAAAAAGGTAAACTTTGACTCTGGTGAATGGTGGGCCAGTCGTAAGCTTGATGGAGTTAGATGTATTACAATAATTGACGAGCACGGAGAACCTAAGTTCTATTCCAGAGCAGGTAATGAGTTCTTAACTCTTTCTGTGTTGGCTGACGATATTAAACGCCTTGGCTTAAGGAATAAGATTTTAGATGGCGAAGTTTGTATTATGAAAGATGGTGGTCTTGAAGATTTTCAAGGCATCATCAAGGAAATCGGCCGTAAGGATCATGTCATTCAGTCTCCGAAATATTACATATTTGACTTCTTGGAAATGTCTGAATTTAATAATAAAGCAGGAGACGTTTCACTATCTGCTCGATTAATTATTTTAAATGCAATTGTTACTGGTCTAAACTATGCGGAACCATTACCTCAATTTCAAATAAAATCTCGAGAAGAATTTGAAAAGATTGCAGCTGATGCAACTGAAATGGGATACGAAGGAATTATGATACGTAAGGATGTTGGTTATGAGGGCAAGCGCTCAAAGAGCCTACTTAAGGTTAAAAAGATGCATGATGCCGAATATGTAGTAATTGATCTTGAATCTGATGTAAACAGAATTATTGAAATGGGTCGTGAGGTTGAAGAGTTAATGTTAAAAGCAGTAATTGTTGAACACAAAGGCAATACAGTTAGAGTTGGATCGGGTTTTAATCTAGAACAAAGAAGGTTCTATCATCAAAACCCAAATGAAATTTTAGGTAAAACAATAACTGTTCAGTTCTTTGAAGAGACTACTGACCAACATGGAGAACACTCATTGAGATTTCCAGTATTCAAAGCAATTCACGGACAAAAAAGAGAATTTTAATTAGATATGCATAAAAGAATAATTCTAGTTGGCAGAGCAGCCAGTGGCAAGGACTACATTCGCAAGAAATTTGAAGCACGTGGCTTTAGATATGCAGTTAGTTACACAACTCGTCCTCCCAGAGAAGGCGAAATAGATGGAGTTGATTACCTTTTCATTTCACAAGCAGAGGCCCAAGCAATGATTAAGAATGACGAGTTCTATGAGTACGTTGAATTTAATGGATGGATTTACGGAACTTCAAGAGATCAATTTGATGAGGATCATGTGTTCATTATGACTCCTACTGGCCTTGCACATTTGGACGAGGACTCACGTAAAAAATCATTTGTCATCTTTATTGATATTGCTGAAGAGATTAGACGTGAGCGTATGGCTC